GGGTCCATAACAATGCCATTTAGGGGTACCCCCCACCCCTATACGGTATCAATGGCATTCACCGTTTCGTGATCAAACAATGGGATTACTTAATACATACCCTCAGGGGGTACACATTCCCCATTGTTGGGGGACAATGGGATTCATGGGCATACGGGGGAATGGCATTGTTGGGATATGTATTATGTGGTCACCCATAGTTAGATGTATTGACTCTCTGTATTGTTGTATTGATTCGTATGTGTGTTCGAATCAATGGGCATTGTGCATACTCGGTATGTATGCCAGCACTACATGCTGTAGTACTACATGCCGTAGAGCCCACTGCTCATATCGTCACTATGACGATAAGGTCCTGTCTATATAGGTAGGTGGGATACGGACATTGCCCCATATAGGGGCACTAGTGCCCCATGGGGTATGCACTAGGGGCATACAGGACAAGATCATTTAGAACAGAACATGCTTCTAGTTCTGGCCATGGGTCGGACCCATGGGGATGGGTCATGGCAGGCATGCCCATAGGAAGCCCCTATGACCAGGGGAAACCTTTTTGATCATGGTCTTGGATAGAGAGTGCCGGATAGGCATGTGATCTTGTTACAGGCCATCTCAGGGCCATACAGAGGCATGTCCTATATGTCTGATTCTGTGTGGACTGAACAGATGTTCGAATCAATGGGGATTGTTCGAACATAGGATACGAATCAATGGGATTCAGGCACTTAATACATCACCCATCAGGGGAGTTGACCCCTACTAGCCCCCATAGGGAATAGGGCACTAGGGGACAAAGCCGGACGTACCACTATTCGGACATATGGGATCTTTGGGCATGTAGCACGCGACTTTTCTCCTGACTGACTCCTGACAAAGATCATGTCAGACGGTCATTCGGACGAAACGGACAAATGGGATATATGCGATTCCCGGTATTGTTTGGGTAGGTCTAGGCATACTTCGGCCTACGGAGAGTAATGCTACCCATGGGTACAAAGAATCTGGGAAGTATTTTTTAAGCCTCTGACCTGCGGTTATGGTGACCGGGTTTAAAAGAATGCAGGTCACAAGGGTTGGTTACAGTCGTTGACACGGGTTGCGGGACGTTTCCGCAGGTAGTCAGGAAAGAAACCCCAGGTCAGAGCGTTTTCTGACTCAGAATCGGGGTGCGTAATGTTCTGGGTGTCGGCAACGACGAAAACAACTAAACAGCAGGGCAACGGGAGCGCACCTAGCAATAGGTGTGTGATCGATGTCTCTGCCTGTTCCTTGAGAACTTCATAGCGAGTCAGAGGGTGCGAATCGCACACCTAGTAATAGGTGTGAGGGGATGGGCAATAGGTCGCCCATCGACACCGAAGAAGGATCAGCCCGACGCAAGTCGGGAATCTGGAAAGCAAGTGATCCGAATGGGGAAACCCGATTCACACAAAGCCGAACAGTCATCCGTGACTATCGCATTCCTCCGAATGGAGGCTTAGACCACAATGTGATAGCGCTCTGTCTTTTGCTGCCTTTGAGTAGCCTGCCCCTTAGGGCAGTCCAGACTAGACAGGAACAGATGGCCGGACGGCTTAATACATCCTCTGACAAGCTATGGACGGATTGAGACTAGTCGGTCTACTACAGAACGTCCCCGGTAATTTCAGGGGGTTAGTAGGTGGCGATCGCATGTTTCTTGATAATCGCATAAGGCCAGTCTGAGCAAGGAAGCCGAGAGCGTTTGAAGACGTTCCCGGTGAATCCAAGCTAGGCCAAATATGCGAATACACAGTGTGTGCGTGAGTAGTGGTCCCGTTTCGACGGGATTGCCCATAATCCGTGAGACCTCATTAGGTCTTAGGTAAGCCATACGCCACTAGGGATGGATATCCCGAACCTACTTGACGGAACGTGTAGCCGAGAAACAGGACTCTAGGCTAACGGTAGGGGGAAATGTGGGACAGATGGAGCCTTGACGGCTAGCGAAAGCGCACATGAGTTGTATCGAGACATAGCGGAATTGACCCTGATTGCCTGAAATGGCGATCACGGAACAAAACGCAAAGGTGAATCTGACGTAGGGAAACCTACTCAAGTCCACTAGGCAAGCAAGTGACCTGGCCTAGTGAAGCGCTGAAACAGTCAGATACACGGATAAGCGCTAGTTCTGTTGGCATGCTCCGCATCGGAATTGAGCCTTGATCGAGAATCTTGGTAATTGGCAGGGTACGCACTTGCTGATTATCTCGGTAGCAGATGGGTTTGGATGTTGTTTGACTGATGAGTTCGCTATTTAGGTCCGGGGATACTTGCCACCTGCCCGGAGCGAAAACGAGTTAGTACCAAATCCGAAAAGATGGTTTAGCCCGACAATTCGCGGCCATCCCGGAAAATGGATTGATAGAGAAAAGGCAAGAGATTCCGGCCATCGCGGTTGACAGACGCGATGGTTATTCCAATGCCGCCCAAAATTAAGGCTGACCGAAGGTAACTCATACCGGGGAATTGTTCCCGATCCTTCGGGTCAGTGCGACACGCCAAATCATTCCCTTAAGGGACAGGGGTAAGAGAACCCCTTAGGGGAATGAGTCGCGACAATCTCCGGACCATTAAGCCGTAAGGCTGGAATGGGGTAACGACCCCGCCTTGCCATAGCAAGGGGTTACCGACAGTTCGAATCTGTCTCCGGAGACTCCCAAGAGAAAGGTAATGCAATGCGTCGCATTATCGTCCTGGCCTTCAAGGCCGGATTGCTGGACCGTGACCAGTTCGACCGCACCATGGGCGGGCTGGACATCATGTTTCCCCATCCCCCCACGGTTCGCCGCGTCCTCACGGTGGAGGACGTCAAGAACATGGCGAGCAAGGAATCCCGCGTGATCCCCACGGGGCCACACACCTACGTCCCTACGGATGCGGTGTGATTATCGCCGACGTCATTCTCATAGTGTGGGGACTCGCAATCGCAGTCCTCACACCGGTCACCTACTACACCCTTTAGGCGGCAAATAGTGTCCATTCTGGACCGACTCCTACACCCTAGCCAGCGCATCACCAAATACAATGCGTTACTGCTGATCAATAGGTATTTGGAGGCGACGAGATGGCTTGTCGCCCTGGAAACCGAAAAGGGTTGTCAGGGGTGCGTGAAGGAATTCAATGCACGAATAGCGGAACTGGAGACCCTGGGGAATAACCTCAAAACGAGTGACCGGTTCCGTCTCGGCAAAAAAAGATTCGAGGTGAAGTAGTGCCATCCAACGAACTGTTCCGCGAGGAACTGGCGCTCGCATGGGGTGAGGAGTATTCCTCCCTGCCTGCCCCCGCACAGGCCATCCTCCTAGAGGACTTCAAGTACAAGTGGGAAAACGAGGGGGGATACAACGCATATGGCAGTGTGCAGCAATGCGCTGAGGACTACCGGGATTCCATCTATGTGGGCAATCTCGCGTCCCACGTGCAAGCCTGTGCCCGCCATTACGCCTAGCTAGAGGTAGGGGTGTGTGCCTAGGTTGGGGCACTTTAGGGGTTCGACTCCCCGCACTCCGCGCAGTCCTATATCGTCTACGCAACACAAAGGAGGCGCGTTGAGAGACGAGATTGACGTCATTGACTGCGGGCCGGGCGAGAAGTCGGGGAAGGATACCCGTATCCTCGCCATCACGGTAAGCCTGGCAAGAGGGTCGGGCGCCAGTCGCAGTCCGGGGTACTCGGCAGGCCAGGCGGCCCGCGCGTGGGCCGGTAGGAACGGAATGGGGATTGCCCGACGAATCTCGGAAGAGTTTTTCGAGGAGGACGGTATCCGCATGGGCGCATACACGTACATCATCTATCCGGAGGGCTGAAATGGACGAACCTCTCATAGTGGTATTCCCGGAAGACTATCCGGGAAGTCGGGAGTGGGAAGATCAGCTCCGGCAGGCAGACCAATATGACGAGTCCTGGAATGGCTGGTCATATCACGGAGGGTGGATCGGATAATGGCAATCTGTCGCCTGTGCCCGGAAGTCAAGAATGCACATTGGCGCCTTGACACGGTTTGCGCTTGCACGGATTCCATGAATGTGTGCACTGCACACCTGGGAAAGGGCATTAAGCGACTCAGTGCCCGAGATGACAGCCACTCCAACAGGGAGACTGTCGCAGTCACCCCAATTAAGAAACGGTGATCGATGGTGTCCTGCGTCTGCGATGAGGAGACGGGTGTCGTGTGTATGGAGCACGCCAATACGCCCCTGAGTCCATCTCTGCGACTGCAAGAGTGGTTCATCCGTGCCAACGCATCCCAAGTGGCCCTTTCCCCGGAAAAGGCTAGGGAAGTGTGGGAGGGTGCCCACTACGCCGAAATGGAACGTAACGACCCCTAAAAAGGTCCCCCATCGGTTTAGCCGTGACCTTCAATGGTAAATGGGGACGCAATGCAATCAAAGGCGAAAGGAACGACAATGGCTGAAACCCGTAAGGGCATGGTGATCTCGACCCTTGAGAGGATGCCTCTCAGTAGGACCGGAAACCCCCGGTACAGGGTGACGTTCACCGATGGCACTTCGGCACTCACAGAGGCCGATAGCCAGATCGGTTACAAAATCGAGAACAGGGAATACCGGAACGTGCCCCTGGATGTCACGTTCGGCGACAAGGGCGCGATTGCCGCCATCACCATAGTCAAGTAGATAGGTGGCCCCTAAGTATGCCGTGAGGGTGCCGGATCGAATCCGGCTAGGGGCGCTCGCAATACCCGGCAACGAAAGGAAAAGGCAATGCAGAGTTTCACCATTGGTAGCGAAGAGATGGCGGAAGCCCTTGATGAGGCCATCGACGGCAAGGGTGAGAGCTTCCCCATGACCCTCAACGCATCCGACCTCCGGAACCTCGCGAGGGTCCTGGGGAGTCACGTGGGGTTCTATGACATCACGGAAGAGGAGAGGGATTGGGCAACCAGCTTCTATAGCTGCATTGCGGAGCAGTACGATATTGAGGGGGTCTAGTGAAAATCACCCGCGACGTCTACACCATGACGGAAATCACCTTCTATTCCATGGAAATCGACGTTCCCGATGAAGTCGCCTCCAAGGGTGAGAGCGCCATTGCCCGATGGATGAACCGGAACATAGGCATAGTCGATGGGGCCAAGTATTCGCACCACGAATCCGGCAAGATTCGCCAGGTGACGGACATTTGGCAGGCGGGATAGAAACGGCCCACGTCTGAGGCGACAGGGAAATCCTGGAGGGGGATTTCCTTAAGGGGTTCGATTCCCCTTGTGGGCACGCAAGTACACAACGGCGAAAGGTGAACGAGATGTCACGTGGATACAACGTCATGACCTTCGGTGGAGGGCAGTGGACCGCCATCTCATGGCACGCAACCAAGGAAGGGGCTGAGGCGAGCGTCGAGGGCATCATTGCCCGTGGGGTGTGGTCCGGTTTTCGCCCGAAGGTTCAGGAGGCGTAATAATGGACCGCAACGACGTCAAGGCGGGCGACTTCATCACCTGTAAGAGTGTGGGGTGGACCGCAAGGGTTATGGTTGTCGATTCCTGGCACCTTACCTATGAGTCCTCGGATGGCGTCCTTCAGATGATGGAGGACACATGCTTTCGCAACTACGACCTTAAGGACTACGAACCCGCCACAGAGGACGCCATAGCGGAATGGCGTGAGAGTCGCAAGCGTACCGGCTACTACACCAATTCATGGGACTAGGGGAAAGCGTGGATAAGGCGAAAGTCCTGGAAGACCTCACAGAGGCTTACATCAAGTGGCGTAGGAGTGGATACACCGACCACCCCGACAACTCCCGCGTTAGTGACCTATGGAAGGAGTTTTCGAGACTCTTTGACGAATACGTGAATCACCTCACCGCCGAATGGGGTCCAGGCAGGGTGAGTGCGGTAGAGCGGTGGAACATTCGCGACCGTGCGCTAAGTAGAGTCTTCCAGAGGGCGCTAAATGTCCTCTTCGATGAGGAGGCCATTAGGGAGAGGTGGACGGAAGAATAGCAATACCAGCCTTGCCCTGTCGTAAAGGGGCTATAGCCGGAATCGACTAACCGGCAAGGCACTCCCCAAAGAAAGGAGGGGATGGAATGGCATCCCCCAAACACCCAGGTGCCCGCACGGTTGTATGCGGTCGAGAGCACCGGGTGATCATTACCCAAATCAGATACCTCAGAAAGGGGGACCTGATTGTCAGCGGCCCCCTGGAAGAGGCGGACCGATACCCGAAGGTGTTCAAGGTCGAACAGCTCACGCTCCCCAGCGGCAAGCCTGATGGGGAGATTGTTGTTATGAATGAACACCTCGCGGAGATACTCCGCGGGCTCTACACCCGCGACGTCATGATCTTCCGTCCCGTGTAATGGGGAAACGGCGTGCCCCCACAACAATTCTGGAGACGGTCAAGTCCCTCGCAGAGGGAAACGCAACCATCATCCTCGCGGCCTGTCTCGTCTGGAAAGCGGAAGAGGCGGAAAGGGAGAAGAAGGAGGGCAATGCCGATGGGTCCGGCTGACATTGTTCACTGGGCTCTCATTGGCCTATTGCTGGTCATGACAATGACAGTCACCCTCCTTATTGTCATTGACGGGGGGCCTGTCCGGTGAGCATCTTCGATCGCTTACCCGTTCCCGACTCCCCCAGAGACAGAGACATGGTTCTCATAGGAATCATTCTTGGATTCCTGCCAGTCATTGTCATTCTTGCAATCATTGTGGCAGTGCAATGATTGCGGCCCCCGAACACGCCGTGAGGGTGCCCCATCGAATGGGGTCGGGGGTACGTACTTAATACATCATCCGAGAGGAGACCTATGGGAGACGGGCCTTTCATTCACTGGACGCCTTATGGTGCAATGATTCACCCCCTAGCCAAGCATCGCAGAATACCGGAAATTCCGGCATTCACAAAGTTCGCCGATGACGTGACGTGTATCCGGTGCAAGGAATCCCGTCGCTGGAAGGTGGATGAGGAGAGATTCAAGCGGAAGCCGGAAAACGTTTGCGTCTTCTGCAAGAACCCCAACGGCCATTACTGGTTTGAAGGGGGGTGTAATGATGTCGGCGACGACAATGCCCCATCCCGATTCGGAGATTCCCAACTTCCGATGGGATCGGGTAAGGAATAGCGTCCACCTTGGACGCATCGGAGACCGGGTTACCGGCGAGGTGACCATTGTCAAATCCTTTCGTGCCCACGGCAAGGAAGGAATATGTTTGGGAATCATGGCTGTCTCCGACATTGGAGAATGGTTCAAGTGGTTCACCTATGACAAGCCCTGGGATTGGCGTGCCGGTAGGCGTGTCTACATTCGGGGCAACAATGAACGTGGAGCGAAAATCACCCGCCACGACACCAATCCCGAAACGGGATTGAAGACAAACGTCCTAGCGGACATGAAGGAGGCACAGATAGAGGTGATCGGTGTCTGAGAAGTTCGGCGCAACCAGAGACGAGAAAGAGGAAATCCGAACATGGTGGGGGGAGGTGGGGGCCATCAAGGTTCCCAATTCCAAGCCGCTGAGGGTGCAGGACGAAAAGAAGGTTTCTACCTCAATCGTCATTGCCTATCTTCTCGCTCACGGGATGCCCGTCCACCCCATGTGGTTCCTTTCACACGAGCCGCGTACGCTCATGCTCATGGATGTCATTCTTGGTCCGAAGGGTCGGGCCTTTCAGGTGACAGAAGACCCTTTCTGGGATGAGGTTAGGGGTAATTGGTCCTGGAAACAGGAACGGGTTTACGCCGCCACCTGGAAGTGTAGAAGCGACAACCGCAAGGGGTGGGTTACGGCCCAAGAGGGTTGGAAGATCATAACCCTGTCCCTCGCCCGGCATGAGAAGCCGGAAGCCGGGCTATTTCACGCCCGCCAAATGATTCGAAAGGTCCTTGACTCCGAAGAGCCCCAGAAATGGGCGGGGAGAATCATCACCCATGAATGGGTGATGAGGAATATCCCGGAAGGGGGTGACCCTCACTGGTTTATTGACGATTTGGCGAGTATCGCCATATTCGGACATCCGGGCAAGTAATGCCCATCCCCCTGGAAAAGCCGTGAGGGTGCCGGATCGAATCCGGCTGGGGGGAGCGATGGGGTAGCATACGGCTACACCAGCAACAAGGAAGGCAAGACAATGGCTCGCAAGATTGTTTGCAGCATCCACGACGCCCGTTCCGAGGGAAGGGAGATGGTTCCGGCCGATTCCGAGACCGTTAACTTTTTCTTTGAGGAGAATCGGGACACCGGAAAGATTGTCTTTATCTACGACCCGACCGCATCGGGCAATGGGGAGGAGAGCAAGCCGGAGGCCCGCAAGTTGGACGCGTGCGGGGAGTGCCTGACGGCCTACGAGGCGAAGATCCTCTCCCCGTTCGTCAAGCACATGAGGAGAACGGAAATGTATGCCGCCATCCAGGACGGGGACTGGAAAGAGCCCGAGGAGGAGGGCGTCAGAGAGTCGGACGGGCGGATTCTGGCGAAGCTCGGGGGGCAGGGTAGCCAGACCGAGACCGACGAGGACGAGACCGACGAGGACCCCGACGAGACGGCGGCAAGGGAGCACGCTACGGCGTCGTCCCTCGGCCTGGGGGTGGACGACGACGACGACGAGGACGAGGACGAGGAGGAGGAGGAGGAGGACGAGGAGGAGGAGGAGGACGAGGAGGAGGAGGACGACCCCTTTGCCCCTGAGCCCCCGAAGGTTGTCACCCCCCCGGCTCCCCCTGCGCGTCGCCCTGCGGGCACCAAGAAGCCTGCCAGTCGGGGCGTGACGGTCCACAGTGACGACGGCTATGACGGCATCTCGGATTTGCCCGCTAACCACATCCCCTCTGACCAGGACAAGGCGGCCCGTACGCTCGCTATCCGGAAGTTCGGGCAGCAGCACGCCCGACGCCTGCGGGTCAACCCCCCCAAGGACCGGGGTCGTATCAATGGTCAGATTGTGGACGCCTTCTATGAGGCCAACCCCGGCTTGATCCGCTGGTAAGAGGAACCTGATATCATGCGCACGCTAGGGCAGGGATAATCGGAAAATGCTACCTCCGGTCCCTGCCCTAGCCTTGCAGGCCAATTGTCATGGATGTCAGGCGTTCGCCTGCCACCTTTGAGAGTCACCCTGCAAACCAATCAACCGGGAAGAAAGGACTAGAAATGAAAAAGCCAGTCCCCGCCGAGGTTTTCTATTCCGGATTCCTCGGGGATGTGGTTAAACAATTCCTGGCCCCGGAGTCGGAGGCCGACCCCGCCGCATTGATGGCAACAGCCCTGACGTACTTCTCTCACGCGATTGGGCCTAAGCCTCGCGTCGTCAACGGGGAGATTGATCACCCCCTCACCTTGTGGACCGCCATTATTGGCGACTCGTCTATTGGTAAGAAAGGTGAGTCGAACCGAACAGTCAACAAGGTGTTCAAGTTGGCCGTTCCCGGATTCTACGACAGGCGAGAGCCGTTCTTTGAGGACGGCTACCCCATTAGTGGCGCCTCGCTGGTCGGCACAATCGCCGACGCGGAAGCGGTCGCCTGCAAAGAGGGGGAAGGGGGCGAAGAACCAAAATGGCCCGCCCCCACCGGATTCCCCATCTTCTTCAAAGAAGAGGAATTGGCGGCTGCCCTGCGGGCAATGAGTGGAGACAAGAGGCTTTCCACGCAAACCCGAAAATTGTGGGAAGGAGATTACCTCCAACACAATACAAAGCAGGGCAAGAGCATGATTCGCATCATCTTGGATCAGCCGAAGGGAATCATTCTGGGGCATGCGACACCGGAGGAATTCCAATCAACCCTTTCGGAAGATGACCTCAAGGGCGGTTCGGTCAACCGCTTCATGTTCTGCGCTTCGCAAAGCATGAAGCAATTGCCGCATGGCGGTAATCTGGACCCCACCGCTTTGGATCAGACAGCCGAGATGCTTAGGCGCTACATTGAGCGCGGCTTCCTTCATGGCGACATTCGGATGTCCCCGGAGGCTGCCCGGTATTGGGTCAAGTGTTACGACGAGATTGAGGCCATGATTGCCCCCGGAACGGGAATGGCGGTCTGGATTGGTAGGGCTAAGCCCTACGCGCTTCGAATCTCGGCAATATTCGCCCTTCTCACGACCCCCCTTAGGGACGAGAGGGGGAAGCCAATCAATACTGTGAGGATTAGGGTTGCCGACCTTAAGGCGGCAATGGCCTGGATCCGCTACTCCGCTGCAACCTGTCTTTGGATGATGGGGCCGGGCGCGACCGGCGCGCGTTCCGCTCTCGCCACAAAGATTTACAACATTCTGGCGGTGAATGGCCCCCAGACGGGTTCGGACCTGTCGGAGAAGCTGAGTGGACGCGTCAGCGCCAAAAAGCGGAATACGGCGATTCTGGAATTGGGCGACGCGGTAAAGGTGTGGGCTAACCCTGAGTCGTCGGGGGGGCGTAGGGGGTTTGTTGTTGGACTCTCCAAGGCGTGCCCAAAGGACGCGCAGATCATCGACCTGTCCGACGACCAGGGGGACGAGGGGGGGAGCGATGCGCCCGGCAAGACCCTTCGGGGCGAGGTGGTTGACCCTACGGCGGTCGTCCGTCGCCCAGCTCGCCGCAGCGAGCCCCAGGACGACGCGGAGCGGCCCAAGGCCCCCCGCCTGAGGGTTGTCCAGGGCAGGGCGACCAAAGCGCCCCCTAGGCCACGTCAGCCCGTCCAGACCACTTCCGACGAGGACGAGCGAGAGGAGTTTGTTTGGTAGGTGACTAGCTGGCCAAGAGGGAGGACAGGGATCCCTGTCCTCCCTTACTGTGTGACAGTCCGATTACACGGAGGTAGCACCGTGACACAGGTAGTGGAGAGCAATAACCAGATCGTCGCCATCACCCTGAGGCGGTACCTCGGGAAACTGCAAGCCCATCCGCACGCATCAAACCCCAACCTTGTTGTCGGTCGGGCCATTCGGGAGGTTGAATCTCTCCTGAGGGAGAGTGCCATTCCGGCCACCGGTCCGGCAAAAAGGCCAAGAGTTCCAAACCTGGCGGCATCGCTCGCCGCTTCTGCCGCCCTCTATGGCATCCGCCTGGCGGAAACCCTTGTAAGGGAGGTCGAACGCCACAAGGCTAGGTGCATTGGCCATGACCTTCTGGCCATTGCCATGGGCCTGGATTCCCCTTCCTATATTGGCTACTACTGGATTAGTCGGGAGGTGAATAAGGTAAGCTTCACCGACTAATCCACCACAAGCCGGGGGCACCTTTCAGGTAGACACTGGAGGGTGCCCCCTCCCAATGGTCAAGTTCACAAACAAGAAGGAGGACTAATGGGGCGACACATGCCCCCGAAAGAAAGACTGTGGGAGTACGTCCAGGAAAATCCTGGATGCGGTAGCTGCGATATACAGCGCCTATGGAGGCGCTTTACGATGGCGGAAATCCTCGGATTCATCGCCGAGATTGCCAAAGAGGGGAAGGTTGTCTATCGAATCAAAGGTAAGGCGACCAAGGGTCGTCGCGGGTACGCCTTCTATACGGAAGAGCAGCTAAAGGCAAGACGCCTTTGGCCCATTCCTGAGGACAGGAGGATTGATGTGTGACGAGAAAAGAATCGGCGCGCTAGAGGAACGGATCACATACCTGGAAAGGGAGCTAGTCACCCTTTCACTGAGAGCCAATGCCGTAATAAAGATCCACGAAAAGCGGGAGCGGGATAGGAGGGTAAAGGCGAAAAAGAAGCTGGAGCAGGAAAAGGCGGCTCTTGCCCCCCCGTATAGCCGGACCGGGGCCACAACGTGGGAATTCGTCAACAGCAATCCCGGCTGTAGCGCCTACGATCTACAGCGAAAGATCGGAGGGCGATACAGGGTCGCCCTGATTGATGAAATCATCAAGTTGCTAGCCGAAGAGGGGAAGGTTATTCACAGAATCAAGGGGCCTCGCACTGGAGGCCGGAGAGGCTTTCGGCTCTACACGGAAGCGCAATTGGAGGCGGAAGGGCTCTGGCCCATCCCGTGGGATAGAAGGGTGGAGAAGTGAGCAACATGGAAAGGCGCAGGAGGGGATCCGGGATTCCCGCCAGGCTCCGCGACATGGAAGCGGAACTCAAAAGGGAGATCGAAAGGAGGAGGGAAAATCGGTCCTGGGATTGGGCCTTCGACAAGGCTCACGGGCCTTGCGCAATGACAAGCGTCTTTTGGCCTGGGAAGGGCAACGCCGTTTTCCTTCTCGTTCGCCCCTACCAGGACGAGATTGACGGAAGCTTCTACTTTGAGGCTTCCATCAATCGCCCCGGTGCAATGGGAATGAATGACCACGGTCCCGGCAACCATCCGACAGCGAAGGAGGCGCTTGACGCCTCTGAGAAATACGTCCGCGACTTGTTCGCCGGGCGCATCGCGGCAAGAAAGGTGAAGGAGGAGAAGGAGGAATGGGAAAAGGCAATCCTCCTAGCATTCGATGGAGATTCGGGGGTGCTGGAGGACGTCACAGAGGCCCGACTGGCAATCATCACAGAGAAGTTGAAGGCCCTCAATCGAAAGGAAAGGGAATGACCCGACCGGAATGGACGAGAGTCGCGAGAGGATGGACCCACCGAATGGAGTCGGGGGCAATCCTGCGACTCCACAGAAACAGCGATGGCTATAAGGGCTGGATCACAATCCAGGGGGAGAGGTTCACCCCCTACAAGACGTCACCGGCCCTTCCCCCCTCCCAGGTCCTTGAGGATTTCTATGTGTGGTGCATGAAGCGCCATCAGGTTGAAATCCCGATCACCCTTGTAACCCCCAGCATCAGGTGTGACGCGCTTGGGGAGCACGGGAACTCCGGGCCTGGAGGCAAATGCCCCCAGACTGCTAAATGGTGGGTGGGGGAAAGACGCTTCTGCAAGCATCATGCGGGCCAGAGGCGTAAGCCCATAGACTGATCATTGCATCATCACCCGAGCTGTGGGGGGTTCGGGTATGCAATGGAGTGATCACAGGGACACTCTGTAGTAGAAGGGCAAGAAAGTGGAACCGAGGCGCTTGCAGGAGATTGTTAGGGAACTGGCCGATTCCCTCAGTTCCTCGGTTGAGGGGCGAAACGTGACCTCGGTCAGCCTCCGAGTGGCCTGGAGTCCCGACGAGGCGGGGCCGATGGGACACGCGGAAGTCATTGAAAGGATCTAAGGCAATGGCGGAAGGGAAGTGCGCCGGATACCCCAACAATAGGGAATGTGGCAACGTTCCCACGGTCCGGGGAGAGAATGGGGTACTGCGCTGTACCGGCTGTGTGGCCGGACTGCTGGCATGGACCCTCGCGGAACATGACGCCAGAAGGCGTCACACGGTCGGCACTCCCGAATGGGAGAAGGACCAGGAAGGAAGGGAATAGGTGGCCTGTAACCACGTCTTTGCCCACTGGCAGACGGAAGAGGAAAAGAAGGGGATTGTTGAGACCCTGAATTACCTCAAGGGCATCGGGGACATGCAGGGCTGGTTTCTCCACTTCGTGAGACTGGTGGACCCCTGCCCCACGCGAACCATCCCCGTCCCAGTAGTCGAGATGCCGGAGGAAATCATCAAGGCGCTGCCCGTGATCACCCTCAAGAAGGAGAACGATGGCTAGGTGCGAAAAGAATCTGAATGACGGTATCCCGCCCAACCAGTGTTCGGAGACCCTGGGGGTTGTGTACCTCAAAGAGGATGACGGGTGGTACTGCCCTCGCCACAAGTGGGAAATCCTGGAGGAAATCCGGGAGGCAACCCACCCCTATCCGTCCCCCCCGCTCCATGACCCCATGACTCGGGATTGGTGACACATGAGCCGACTTCAACGGGAGGCCGAACGCGCCAGGCGGATGCGAGAGGGGGCGATGTACTTGCAGATCTCCGGAGTGGTCTCGTCGGGGTCAACCTGGCTGGCCACACATGAGGCGCGTCTAATCTGGGCGGCCCTTGCCGCCACCCTCGGTGCTGGTGGCTGCTGGTGGGGTGCTCGGCGATGGGCCGCACGCGCCCGCTGGTACGCCGAAACCCCAGACTGGGCACACCGGATCAACGAGGCGCCTACCGTTCGCCTATTCCCCGCCCTAGAGGAGTGGTTCAACGCACAAACCCGAACCTGGGGCGGCACGATAAGGATTCTGGCAATCCCGTTCGTGGTGATGCTGTCAGTGCTCATCTTTCGCATGACCCAGGGCTGGTGACAATGGAATTCAAGGAAGGGGATGAAGTCGTCATCCTCGTCGGAATCCACAAGGACAAGAGGGCAACGGTAAGAGCCGTTGCCCCTCTTTCCCTCCTTCTCTACATTCCTGACGTGATTCAGGTCATCTCCTACCACCCCAAGGAAATCAAGAAGATTCCCTAGAACGCAAAAATGCCCCCGCTTTCGCGGGGGCATTCCTTGCCTAACTTAATACATCATCCATCACGGTAGGGCAGGCGGCTTTAGCCTATTGTGGACATAGGTGACCACAGCGGTTAGGGCTGCCTGCCCGCAGGCAACACCAACAACCTTCCAATCCGGTTCCCCGGATAGGGTGGATAGAACGGTGCCTACGGCAACAAGGGCCGCAACCGTCGCGCCCTGACCGAAGGTTCGCCATGCCCGAGTAAGGGCATCGCTTGGACCATCCATTTCATGAACCATCATTGTTCTCCTTACTTGATGGGAATGCCCCAACCGGTGAAGCCGGATTCGGGCTCTGGAATCAATGCCATGGCGGCAATACGCCATGCCGTACCGGCGGCGCCGGTACCCGTTGCCGTCATTGACGGACCCGTAAGCGCTCCCTGCTGGTCGAGTGCCATGATTGCGGGTGTAGCCGTGCCAGCGGTATTCACATACTTTCCACGCTCAACCCAGGAACCCCCAGGACCGGCAAGCGTGAAATCATTGCCATTCCAGGAAGAAAGGCAAACGCCTGCAACCTGAATGGTCATGTCACCGGCGAGGACGCCGGTAAGGTTCGGTCCAGTCTTAGGGCTGCCCAATGCTGCGGGTGCGGCTGTAGCCGTGGTTCTGACAGGTGACCCGCTGGCAATCACACCCGTGTACCGCAGAATGGTCGCGGCTGCCTGGGTGCCGTACGTCGCACCCAGCGTGACCGTATAAGAGGCAGGCTCACTGGAAGCCCTACGCCAATAAATGCGGGTTAGGTTGTCCTGTACGCCGTCCGAGATGGTGGCGGCCTGAGTCCACCCCGTAATAGTGGGACTAGAGGTCGTTTGAATGCAGTGATAGCCCATAACCAGGAAATCGTCATTGGCGACACCGGACGGCACATTGATGACAAATGTGTTGGACGAGGTAGAGAATCCAGTCGTGGAATTCTGGAAAGCAATAGACATGAGACCTCCTATCCGGCAAAGATTTGGACGGTTAGGTTTGCTCCCGCAGCGGTTGAGCCCACCTGATCCACATCAACAGTCAGATAGTCGCCATCGGCCCACGACGTCACAGACATTCCCGTCGTCTTATTGGTGGTGCCGGAAATGGCAATGGTCGGCCTATTGGCCTGGGTGCCGAAAATGGTCGTGCCATTCAGGTTGACATCCACAATCAGAGTCGCCCCGGTAGGGGCGGTTCCCACGGAAGCCCTGACGGCACTAATAGTTAGGGTTCGCCCCGTGTCGTTGTAGATACGGAATACACCCGCACCCGTGGTGACATTTCCCGAAGCTGAATAGGTTGGGGAGAATGACCCATTATGCGTGTGCGCAAGCGCGGCATAGCTGGAATCGTGATTGTGGCCAATGGCCGCATAGGCGGCATTCCCCTCGGCGCTGGTCAGGTATTGGGGGTGCGGGTCTAGTGCCGCCTCATGGGCGGTTACGTCGGCATCACTGCCCGCAGGACCCTGCGGGCCTTCTGGCCCTTCTGGACCCTCAGGGCCAATGTCGCCCTGCGGGCCGGTCTCACCGACCGGACCTTGAATACCTTGAATACCCTGGATGCCTTGAGGCCCCTCGGGACCTTCCGGTCCTTCTGGGCCTTGGGGACCTTCATCCCCAGTGTCACCCTTTGGTCCCTGAATGCCTTGAATACCTTGGTCTCCGGTATCACCCTTGACACCCTGGATTCCTTGGATTCCCTGAATTCCTTGCTCACCAGGTGGACCGGTTTCACCTTGTTCGCCATCTGGCCCTTGCGGGCCTTCCGGCCCTTCGGGGCCGGGGTCGCCTTGCGGTCCCTCGGGACCGGGATCGCCCTGATCACCCTTCGGGCCTACAGGACCCTCTAGCCCCTGCGGTCCCTGAGGCCCCTCAGGACCTTCGGGACCAGTTGGGCCAGTCTCTCCAGGCGGCCCCTGTTCGCCGGTCGCCCCGGTGGCGCCTACAGCCCCTTGTGGACCCGTATTGCCCTGCGGTCCCTGCGGTCCCGCGTCACCCTGGATGCCTTGCGCTCCCTGCGGGCCGGTGGCTCCCTGTGGTCCTGGCGGACCTTGAGGGCCGGGATCGCCCTGAGGACCCGCTACGCCACCTGCGGACAGGTAGCCAGCCTCGACAAGGTCCGTGACGGTCTCAGTCTCGACTTCCAGACTTCCACCGCTGATTTCAATGATGTCCACTAGGCCCCCGTCGTTACTTCTTGGCTGATCTTGACCTTGCCCTGTAGCAGTCGCCCAACATTGCCATTGTCGTCAATGACCTCAATGTCATAAACACCGAGCTTCCAGGGCCATGCACTTGATTCGTCGGCAGTGATGTGAATGTCAATGCTTCCATCCTCGCCACCGAGAGCAAGGCGCCCATTGTCAGGGTCAAGGCGGAACAGCATTGTTCCACCAACCTTGTCCTTAATCTCCATTCTTGCATTCCAGCCCGTCAGGTCCACAGGAATGCCATTCCTCTTCCATACCAGCCTTCGGCTGATTGTGGTTCCCTGGTCAAAGACGAAATCATACGTACTCGCCAACTTAATACATCCTCCATCGGGGGTGTGCTAGGTGATGGGTTCAATCCATGCCGCATTCCAGGTGACGGGACCAACAATGCCGTCAACGGCTAGGCCCTTCTCCTTCTGGAATGCCTTTGTCATGGCAACACTCTTCGCGTCATGAATGCCATTGATTGAGGTGGTCCAACCTCGGGCCTTCATTCTCGCCTGCCAGACCTTCACGGCCTTGACTCTGGATCCGGGCTTGATGGGGCTTCCCGGGTAATTGGGTACCTCAACCGCAATAGGATTGCCCGCTGGAATGTCGTCGCTATATTTGGGGTGACCATACCCGTGAATGCGGCTTGAATCACGGCTCACCCACTTTTCGTACACGCCATCCCCATTGTGATAGACCCCATTCAGGGAGCCGGAAGTATTCCCGCCAATAGTGCGGATATTTTTGCCGGCCACCTCGGAAACGATTTCTACGTGGGTGCCACCATTGGGGCCGTAATAGACGAGAGACCCAACCCTAGGAGTCTGGGAGAATTGGCCTAGCTTCTTAAACCAATTGGCACCCACCTCACAGGAGGCGGTCACGGGAACAAGATCCCGAAGTCCAGCCTTCTGGAATACCCATACAGTAAAGGTCGAACACCACGGCTGATTCTGGGACCATTCAAGACCCTTCACGGCTGGCGCATACTTAGTCTTGTTGTTGCCGGATTCACGATAACCCACCTCATTGCGGGCCATCTTAACAACATTCATGGCGGTCATGACTTACCCCTTACCCGAGAAGGTAATGATGGCACTGACAACCGCAATGATGACCGCCGCCGGAATGCCATACATCCAGCGTTCTACAGCCCGCAGGCGATTCTCGTGATCCTCGTCAACCTTCTGACTCTTGTTGTATTCCTGGGTGAGCTTCCGGACCTCAACAATGAGTTCCTTCATCTCCCCATAAATGTCTTTAATCGTGATAACCACCCTTGAAGGGTCCTCGTCTACCATGGCAGGATTCCATTCGCAATATAGGTTGCGCCGAGGTGAACATAGCGCTGATTCATCCACGCCTGAGTGCCACCGTTGAACACCAGGTTCCCATTGGTTTCTAGGGTGAGTCGCACGGGACCATGGGCTGATCCGGCATTGTCATTCATGTATCCGGTGAAGTGCATTTGACTGACAACCCGGAAGTTTGAATTGGAAATGTTCGCAATGACGGTGTTAGAGGAGATCGTGCCCGAATTGGGGGTGAGAACAAGGGTTGCCGACACAAGGCGCCCCCAGCAGGTGAGCGTGTTCTGTAGGGCCGTATAGCCTGACGATACGGTGAAAGTGCTGCTCCCGGTTGAAAAGTCGTGGGTGTGTCCGAGAGCCGCGTAGGCGGTATTGTGGTTGTGGCCCAAGGCAGCGTAAGCGCTGTTGTGGTTGTGGGAGATGTTGGCATAACTGGAATCGTGGTTATGAACCCATCGCCCAACCCTGAAAGGGGTTACGCCACCCATCCAGAACTCATCCTCGGCTTGGCTATATCTAATGCCACCCTGAGGGACAAGGGATGCATTCTCGGTCACCTTGATATAGCGACCAATGAAATCCCTTTCATCGTAAACCTCAAGGGGTAGGACACTGCTACTGCTACCCCTAACCCTGAAAGTGGCAATGTTAATCTCCGGGGAGGACCACGACCTATCCACTCCAGGCGCTACGGGTGAAGTGGCTGCCGTACCCTGCTTGACCACAAAGGAAATAACGTTGGTGTCGCGATCCAATTTAAGAACAACGCGATCCAGCCTATCGTTTCCGGACGGGTTGGCGGCAAAGTCGATGGTCTTTGATGCGTCAAGATGGTAATGCATTCCCGATAGGTTGGCGTGCCCCGGAGCAATGTGCAGGGTTAGAGCCTCATTGGCTGACGTGACCTTAAGAGGCGTCTGCCAGGGTCCGGCAGCCTGCACCCCGTCATCCTGCCACGCGCCCGCCATGTGGGACCACTGATCCTCGGTGATGGTTGCACCCGGACCGGAGTCATATGGGTAAGAGTTTTCTGCCATGGGATCTCCTAGTCGGGAACCTTATCGACGCGAATGAAAGACGATGCCTGAACGGTCAGGTCCGCCGTGGGATTGACGATGACAAGCTGAATGAAGCTACCATCATTGTTAATGAAGCGACTAATGCCCTCAAAGCGGGTGGTGTAAATGGTGGCTGCAAGAGGGTTATAAATTCCCGAGATCGTGTTTCCCCACGGCTGAGTAACAGCCTCACTGGCACCGGTGGACGTGCGGCATTGCGCTGACCACTGGTAGCCGGTGCCGGTATTGGTGGACACGCTAAGGCGGATGCCAAACGTCGCGGCATTGATTGTAGCGGAATGATGAATAGCGCCCGACAGGTGATACCAACCAGAAGATAGGTTCTCAATCTTTAGCTGTGAGAAGCTGGTCTCTACGCCAGTAGCGGCTGTTTGAGTACCAGGGAACCGCTTAATAATACTCGTTTGCTGTGCAGCTGCATTGACGGCACGCCAAGAGCTACCCGACCAAACCCACACACGGTCAGTGTCCGTCTCATAGATTTGCTGACCAGCCGTAGGGTATTCCGGGCGTGTGGTGGACGTGCAAACCGTGGTGCCCGCATTGCCGGTACTGACACTCTCGTATCCGGCAATCCTCTTCACATAAAAGCGATCCTCTGAGGGTTTATAGAAGACATTGCCCACGGGAACAGCGTTACCATCCTCGCTAGGCCGGACACGCTTGCCAATGTAAGAGCGCTTGTCCACTAGCTGAGGTTCGGTATTGGGAACACTGCTACTGTGTGGACCCATTCGGATTTGCGCTAAGGCCAGCTCTCGCACAGAGGAATCGTTTTCCAGTGTCGGAGGTACCGGCGAACTGGCCGGAATGCCCTCCTTGTAGGCAACTTCAATGCCATTGCTGCTCTTGTCCAGCCTGAGAATGACAAGATCAATTCTGCTGTCATCCTCGTCATTCTCGGGCACACCAACCGCTAGCTGATTGGTCAACTCGTAATAGAAGCCAGCAATATACGCCTGCCCCGTCTCCACATAGATAACGCCAGGTTCCCCTAGGGTCGTAACCTTGAGAGACATACTTGACGGATCACCGGCAACAACCCCGTCATCCTGCCAAATGCCCGCCATGTTGGACCATTGCTGTTCAGTGATGGTTGCGCCCGTGCCACCGTCAAAGGGATAGCTGATCTGTGCCATTCTATGTCCTCGCTTCAAGCTTCCTTAGACGGTCCTCAAGGATCCGAGTCTTTTGATACAGGTAGGGTGTCTCGCTTGCCCCTTCGGAGCCAACAATGGGCTTAATGACCGGCCCCTCTTGAATGGAATCCGAGAAGCGGACCTCTCTTAATACATCTTGCATCACCACTCCACCAACAGCCACGGTGACGACATCCCCCAAGCCGTAATCACGGCCATACATAATTGCTTCGGTATCAATGGGATTGATGGTGAGAGAGCCCGTTCCGGCAACCTCCAGAAGCGCCTCATAGCCCGCCTGGTCTAGCTGTAGCAGGACCTCACTGGAAGCGGCCCCCGACGTCTCAGGATTGATTGGAGAGCCCCCGGCACTCCTGGCAATGGGGATGTCTCTCCGGTCAAAGAACTGTTCCGGAGCGAGACTATTCCAGTCCGTGGAACTAGAGGTGGAAGGGTTCGGGAATACCTTAAAGAAATCCAGAACGGTATACCTGTCGTGAACCTTGTTAACGATCTTAATGGTATGAGTGCCGGGAGAAAGGTCCGTGCGCTCCCATAGCCTCGCCTGATATTGGACGTCAGGAGAGTAGGTGCTGATCGTGGTCTGCCTTACCCCGTCCAACCAGATTTCGGTGAGCCCGCCAAGATGATGCTTCCATCCGTGGTAGCCGATACCCGTACCAGTGAATGTCATTTGTGCGGCAGCATCAAGGTTGGTGGTTTGGTGGCGGTTCCCCTCATAGTCGCTAGTCGCGGCAGAGACGAGAGACCAGCCGAGACCAGTATAGGAGATGCGTCCATCGGTGTTGTTGACTAGCTCGGCTTCACCGGGGCCACCCACGTATTCCTTTAGCCACCTGTCTTTACCCTCACCTTGGGCCGCAAGAATGACGTTCGTGGCTACGGGTGCGGTAACCGTGTATTCGTAGTCGAGAATGTTTCCCAGCTCGGGACTGAATACCGCTTGCCCTGTACGATTCTCCGGCTTGAAGATAGCGAAGCGGATACCGTCACCCTCTTGAATCACCCTGAATCCGTAGCCACTGGAAAGGGCGATCTCCTTGAGGTACTTGCCGAGAACATCGAAGCGTGCCGACACGTGAACCACGGGACCGGCATTGGAATTGTCTACCGTCAGGTAGGGGTGAATGCGATCCGGTTGCGCCTCCTCGCCCATGTTGTAGGCCACGAAATACCCTAGGGCCGCGCCCGCGGTGAGGTCACCCGAAATGCGATCATTGGTCTGACTTCCCAGGGGGGAAGTGGGGACGGGATAGATGACCCTTTCCCATAGCCATTGTTCATCACTCGTACCCGCGTAGGTGATGACCCCCTTAGGGGTGTCCATACCCCACTGCCGCTTGATGCTTTTCAGTGGACCGGAGAATAGGGGCTGATCGTGGCCGTTGACCCACACAATGATTCCACTACCCTCAACGAGTAGGGCGGTCTCAGGCAGTCCGGCGTCAAGAACAAGGGTCCAGGTTCCGACATCGCAATACCGGAGAATTGCCTCAAAGGAAGTGTAGGACTCGACAACGCCAATGCGCTTGAAATTCCTATTCCTAATCTCAATCACGAATTTAGGCACTGAGATACCTCGGAAGATAACTAATGGTGACAGAGGTATTGTTCGTCACGCCGTTGACAAAGATTTCCACTTGATTGCTCTGCGGACCGACAGGCCACATCTGGGGGTTAGGGCCAAGGAACTCCCAAAGATTGAGACCAGTCTCAGACCTAACCGTTTTCTTTCCCGGCCTCGTGTCGATGGTTACAATCTCGCCCTCTTCGATTTGATAGATAAGCTCAAAGGTTTGATTAAGGGAGTGATTGATGAATGTGGCCGACTGGATAGGACCCTCAATGATCCAAACGGGCCACGAATCTACGTCCCCGACCGTGTCTAGGGTCACCTCGCCATTGAAAGAGAGGGTCCTATTCAGAGCCAAGCCGAAGAACGGTGACCCGAAAAACGGCAACATGTCTTCAACGTCGCCTGTCCATGTTCGGGTAACGGTAGAGCTGGCGTAAAAGTATGGGTCCATCGCGACGAATCGCAAACCATACTTGCACCAATGAAAGCCTGCGGCGTCTACATTCTCGTCACCTTCGGCGCCATCGAAATAATGAAGGTCAATGGTTCGAGTTGACCCATCGCCCTCGGTAATGTAAAGGCGACCAGGGGTTAGACTCCCTAGAGGGCTAATGGCGGACAGGAACGCGCGCTTACGTTGAAGGAATTGCCCTCTGTCCGCACCCTCAATGTAAACAGGAATGAATATCTCCCGTGGAGGAACGCGGGTGGCATTGTAGTGTCCGCCATCAATTCCAGGAGTCTCGGTGTGAGAATGCTGGAATATAGGGGCATCAAAGCCCTTAACGCCAGGCTGCACCACAATACCGTTATTGGTAACCCCCTGCCCCAAGGTCAGGTTAACAACCTGAGCCCCAGGGGCAGAAGGAACCCACACTAGTTTAGTGAAAGGCCAAAGAGTCACGGCCTATGGCCTCCCATCATTATTTAAATAGTGAATCAGCGTATGACAGCATGGTTAGCATTTGCCTTTCGGTCGGAACCGTAGGCGCTGCATTCATGGTCAGGTTGTATGTCGTCCCGCCCCTCGGGTCACCCTTGAACGGCTGGGTACTGTATCGCCTCGCAGCTTCGACAGGCTGCACGGGGGACGTGTACTTAGGTACCTCGGGAATGGTGGGAAGGATTGGAGAGGTGAGCTTTCCATCCCAGCTGCCGATAGCCACATCGGCCATTCCGGAAACAGCATCGGTAATCAGTCCGTAAGAGTCCTTGATTCCGATAGCCATACCTTCAACGAGATTGGCGCCAACCTCTATGAACACCTTCGAAGGGGAGGCGATTCCGAGGATTCTCTTGGCAATGTCAACCAGACCGTTAACGTTCTGATTCCACCATTCGATAATGCGATTCCAGGCATCGGCCAATCCGTTCCAGAAGCCCACGCCCGCATTCCAACCAATGGTTTGAAGATTACCGGTCTGGCTACCAGCCCCATCGACAATTCCTTGAGCGGCAGTCCTGGCGCTGCGAACAGCCCCATCCCATTGAGTACTCATGCCCTTATTCATGGAAGCCATTTCGGCGATAGCCCTGCGATTCATTTCCGCAGTGTTGGCAGCAACAATGCCCGTGGTCTCACGGGTCTTGTTATTGGCGTCGCTCTTGACGTTGTCCCAAGAATTGCGGGCATCACCCTCAATGTTGCGGTGATGACTGGCAAGCTCAATCTTCATCCCCGAGAAGTTCGAAGACGTTTCCGTCTTGATTCCCGAGGATGCCGCCCAAGCATCCCTTTGAATCTTGGCCCACTGGTCGGCGGCCTCTTGGCCGTAAGTCCGAATCAGGTACCAATAATACTTAGACGCCATCTCCGTACTATCAAACGTACGCTTAACCGCCTCATCGAGGGTTTCAGCATGCGTCTTTCCGATACCGGTAAGGGTTGGAATGAGGTCACCCAGATTAGTCTTAAGGCCGGTGAATCGCTCAATGAGATTATCCAGGGATTCATATAGCCCCTTCAAGTCGCCAAGCATGGGAGCAAAGGCGATGTGAACGAGATCGGCGGCAGTTGCAACACCCTTAATGACAACCGCAAGGGACTCGACAAGCTTAATAAGGCCGTGGCCGTCGTCGTCGCTAAAGGTGTCGATGAGATCCTGCAAGGCGGGGAGAAGGTCAGTGCGAATAGCCTTGACAATCAGATCCCAATCGGTATTCTTACCGGCCTTGAAGAATGCCTCAATGATATCCTCAAGCAAGAACAATAGTTCTTCCATGGTCTTACGACCACGCTCAAACCATTGCTTTAGCTCATTCTTGCCTTCGGTGCTATCGACCCACTCCCGGAACTCCTTGGCCGCCTGGCCAACAACACCAAGTAGCTTCTTGCCCGGCTCATAGGATTCATCAAAGATTCCAGCGATACCCGTGCCCACATCACGGACAATCTGACCGATGTGATTGAGAGTCTCCTCCACCCTTCGGAAGAACTCCTCAAGGGTGCCATTCTTTTCGGCCTCCTCGATCCACTTGCGAATGCCGGAAACAATGTTACCGATCTTTTCCGCCATGCGTTCAAGGAATGGGCCAGAGCCTTCCACCAGGATAAGCAAGGCCGTACCGGCATCGTTAACCGACTGCCTGAATGTCTCAAATAGCCTGTTGTTTGAATCCATAATGTTGGCAATGCGATTACGGGATTCATCGGTATTCAGGAAGTTGATGAAGGAAGCCGCAACCTCCCCAAGGATTCGACCGGACTCGGAAAGCTTGTCCTTGAAGAGATCCAGCAAGGGTCCAGAGTTTTCCATAGCCCTCTGTAGAGGGGGGAAGAAAGAATCCTGGATGGCAAACTGAATCTCTTCGAACTTCGGTAGAAGTTCATCCCGGATGAAGAAGACGAATTCACGGGCAGCCGGGGAAAGCTTCTTTAGCGCCTCCTCGGTTTTGGAGGCGGCAGCGTTTTGCCCCTCCAAAGCCTGTGTAACGGCTTCCATTGCCTCCTGTAGATTCCTTTGCGCGTCGCTGACGGAGCGCGCTCCGTCCTCTCGCGTGCGTGCCAAATCCTTTTCGGCGTCTGCCACATTGCGAGCCGCATCAACGCGGGCATTCTCCAAGTCCTTCTCGGCCTTGGCAATGTCCTTCACTGCATCCTTACGTGCGTCCTCAAGAGCCTTCTCCGCGTCGGCAATCCGCTTAACGCCGTCACGTCGGGCATTCTCAAGCGCCTGCTCTGCCTCCTGAATCTTGCGGGCGCCATCGCGCCTAGCATCCTCAAGAGCGCGTTCCGCATCCTGAATCTTGCGAATTCCGTCCTGTTGGGCATCCCTCAGGGAATCCTCAGCATCACGAATACGCTTGACTCCATCAATGCGGGCATCACCTAGAGCCTTCTCGGCGTCGGCAACATCCCTAATGGCATCCCTTCGGGTATCCCCTAGCCTCTTTTCCGCGTCAGCAACCTTTTCCGCCGCCTCCTCGCGCGCACGTGCGAGACGTTCGGCTGCCTCAGCAGCTTCCTTAGCGGCTTCCGCCTGTGCTTCGCGTAGCTTTTCCTCGGCTTCAATCTGCCGCTGAATGGCGCGCTCAACGGCGTCCTTGGCGTCCCTAACTTCCCTGGACCCTTCAACACCTTCGGCATTGCCTAGCTCTTGTTCCTTGCGTAGATCCTCATTGCGTTCACGAATCTCCACAAGCCTCTGTAGAGCCTCACGGTAGGCGAGATCAGCCTTACGCCTTGCCAGGTCGGTAGCCTCCGGATTGGCGTTGACTTCCGCCAGTCTTGCGGCTGCCTCCTCAATGGCAATTTGCGCGCCCTCTTCGTCCAGGGCGCCACGGAGGACCGAATTGGCTAGATCCTCAAGTCGTTCCGCTGCCTCCTCGCGCGCACGGTTAAGACCCTCTTGCGCGTCGGTGACACCCCGAATCGTCTCGGCATAATCGCGTTCCGCGTCGCGGGTTCGTCGAACCCCGTCCGTAATTGCATCCGTCAAACGCTGCTGTGCATCGGCTACGGAACGAGCGGCATCGACGCGCGTACGCGCAAGAGACAGCTCGGCTTCCGCGATGCGTTCCGCAGCCCCCTCGGAAACCTCAACCAGTCGGGCCTGTGCGTCGGCAACCCTGTCCGCAACGTCAGCTTGGACCTCCGCTAGGCGCTCTTGTGCGTCCGTGACCCTCTCAGCGCTATCCCGCATCGCATCGGCAAGCTTCTCTTGAGCAGACTCGATAGAGGCCGCCGCATCGGCTTGCGCGTCCACCAGGCGCGCTTGCGCCTGTTCAATTTTCTGCGCTGCCTGCTGGTGTGCCTCTGTGACGTTCTCCTGTGCCCGAGAGATTTTATCCGCTGCATTCTGAGTAACCTCAGACAGCCTCTCTTGAGCCGCTGAAACGCGCTGTGCGCCCTCCTCGGAAGCCCTTGCGGCGCTCTCCTCGGAACGCGCGATGCGTTCCGCAGCGTCCCTTTGAGCGTCCGCTAGAGCCCTCTTGGCGTTCTCTACCTGACGGCTTGCGGCTTCCATGGCCTTGGCTGTCGCCTGGCTTGCCTGTGCGGCCCCCTCCTCTTCAGCCTGGAGAGCGGAGAGGGCATCGCCTATGCCGGTAAAGGCAATCTGGAGAACACCGCCAGCCTGAATAATCGCACCAAAAGCGGCAGGCACCGCAGCCAGCGCGCCAGCCGCATAAGCAGCCTGACCGGCAAGCAGGGTGAATCCCGCGACTAGTTGCGAGATGCCGCTAATGACTGGCCCCAGGGCGTAGGAGAATCCGGCAATCATCAATGGGAGTCCCGCAACCATGCGAGCCATGCCGAAACGAACCGTTGTGCTCACGGCCTCGCTTAGCGCGCCGCCGAAGGACTTTCCGGCCTTTGCTCCCAGGTCTGGAAGATTAATGCCGTTGCCGTCCGCGAAATCCTTGAAGACTTGCGCAACGCCATCAAAGCCCTTTTCGGTGGCCTCCTTGAAGCCCTCTCTCACGGTTTTTTGGACGTCAAAGATTCCCCGCTTGAACTTATCCATAGCATTTAGGGAGTCATTCGACATCTTATTGATGCTCGGGGCGATCCGATCAAACTCGGTTCGAATGGATTCCACCACAGGCTTAACGACAACAGCCATATCCCTGAGGTGCTTACTAAACCTCGTAGAATAGTCCTTCATTCCCGCCGAAGCGGAGTTGACCATCTTGTCGGTCTCGGAAATCGTTCGACGGATTTCCCGCTCAAGGTCGTCGGCCGCCTTCTTTTGGGCGGCAGCTTCCTTATCCATTGTCCGGGTAATGTGGTTCTGTAGGGTGCCCAGCTCATTCACGCCGGATCGAACGGTGTTAACCTGTCCGTCCGTGAGATTCTTCACCTTCTCGGAGAAGCCCTTATAGACGTCGCCAATGACGTCTAGCCTCTGCTTGACCTCGCCGCTATTGGGGGGGGTGACGCCGGTCTTGATGGCGACTTCGGTTTCACGCATTGCGCGCTTAATCCTATTAAGGCCATCGTCTACGCCATCAGCCATCCCATCACCGGCTTGCTTACCGGTAGACTTTGAGGAAATGACGACATTGCCAAATGAAGCCTTAAGAGTGGTGTCGTCGATCTTTACCTTGACCTTCACCTCAAGATCGGTGATGGTCTTATTCAGCTCATTCTGAATGTCCTTCTGGAATGCCTTAGTGATGCCGGTAACCTTGGGGGCAACCTTAAACTTTCCGTCGTCAATCTCGTTTAGACGGTTCTGAATGTCCCTATGTAGGTCCCTGTTGATTCCCTTGATTTTTGGTGAGATTTCAATGTAACCCTCACCGACCTTGATACCGGCCACCTAATACCCCCTTAAAGGAATGTGCCCGTCTGGAGCTGAGAAAGAACCCCAGCAACAGTGTCAACGGAAGCGAATTCCTGTGTGGGGGAAGAACTTAATACATCATCCGCACGGGTATGCCTCACGCCAGGGCGACGGTATGAATGCCATTCCGGGGGTTCGGTATTCTCGCCCCTATTGATTGTCATTGTTAGATGGTTGACAAACCTGGTTTCATCAATCAGGTCCGCAATCATGTATTCCATGTTGCTCCACGATGCCTCTTCACCTAGAAGGGCGGTCGCCAGAGCCGACCTGCCATGCATTCCCAGAAGTCTATTGATGACCACCAATAGGCGGCGGATCGTGAAAGACCCCTCGAAGACATCCCTGACGTCAAGGGATGGGAAATGCATTAGTAGGTCGGATTCCAGCTCATCTAGGTACTCGACAATGACGCGGGCAACAAGGGCTAGTTTCCCGAATCACCAGCTCCCGCAGAACCGGAAATGGCGTTAAGTAGTTCGATGGCCTCATAGCCCGTAGGCTCCAGGGCCTCAAACCTGGCGTACTGAACGCTGCCCATAATTGCCTTAAGGGCAGGACCAATGCGGCTCTCGTTGAGGTGTTCCAGGGCATTGAATCCCCAGTTCATCGGGTCACGATGAATGGTGAACTCAGCGCCCCGAAGAGGAATCTTGACGGTACCGTCATCCTCGGCATCGGTCTTCTCGGCCTTAACGTCTTCAAGCTTCGCAGTCATATCGGGAAACCTTTCCTAGATGATTTGATTAGGCGCCAACAGCGGCGTCAGTCAGGACATAGCCAAGACGGCCATTGGAGTCAAGCGCATTCATGGTCACACCAAGCTGCTGATTCGCGGTGCGAAGCAGCTTAAGGCCATCACGGGCCGAAACCGTAGCACGTGGAACAACCAGCCTATTGGTGACGGTCGCATCCCTCCATTCCAGAAGAAGGGCGGTCTCAAACAGGTCCGGAGACGAGCTAAGGTCAAGCTGGAAAACACCCGAAATCGGGTCACCCTCGTCATCCTCGGCAGGAACAAAGGAGGCACCGAAATACAATTCAGTGGTCTCCTTGTCGAATTGCTGTAGGACAAACTTGAGGCCGAAAGCCGCAGAGGTGACCAGATACTTAACGGGGGTAGCGGACTGCCAAGCCTCAATGGGCTGAGTCTCAACAGCGGGGGTTAGCTCCACACCGGCAGGATCAACATAGCCAAGGCTCTTCCACGTAACAGCGGGGGGAGTGGCAACATCCATCGGTGGGGCGGTGCCAACAGGCGCGACCCAAATAGTGCCATTGCTGGCAAACCGGATGGCATTAGGGTTTAGAGCGGACAAGAGTCCTCCTAGACTTCATAAAGATAAATAATGATGAGAGAGAATGCCGCAGAAGTAACCAGGTACTTAACGGGGGTGGCGGACTGCCAAGCCTCAATAGGCTGAGTCTCAACAGCGGGGGTTAGCTCCACGCCCGCAGGATCGACGTAGCCGAGACTCTTCCAGGTAACCGCCGGAGGTGCAGTCACGTCAAGGGGTGGAGCGGTGCCAACTGGAGCGACCCAAATGGTTCCATTGCTGGCAAACCGAATAGCGTTCGGGTTTAGAGCGGACAAGAGTCCTCCTAGACTTCATAAAGATAAATAATGATGCGATGGACAAACCGCTGCTCTCGCGATTCACGGTCGTCAAAATCCCAGGGAGCGTCATCTTCTCTGACCTCATCAATAGCAACATTGCCAATGATGGATCCGGGGGCTTGCTCCAACAGGTATTCACGGACTAGGAATGCCTGATCGGATGCCTCTTTCGTGGAACCCCCGTAATGATTAAGGGTGAAACGAAAGGCGTCCATGCGGTCGCGTACCACACGCCTGGAGCCGGGTTCGAGCTGCACAATAATTGCGGCATCACCAATCACATGAGACATGAGATCGTTTGAAACCAGGACAGGACCCAATCCAGGGGTGTCCCGGATAAGGTCAATGAGCATGGGGATAGGATTGATTCTCACGTGATCCTCTGCTTCATTAGTGCCTTAGTCATTGTGTACTGTCCGGCGTGTTTGATCTCGTCACGCCATTCGGTCCAGCCAAATTCAATCCACCGCCACTGAAAACGCTCGGCGATGACATATGTCTTATAGCCTTCATCCAATGACGTTCTGGTTGTCCATAGGCGAAAGTGGTCCCGGTACGAATAGCCGTGCCTAACGGTCCTCGGGGCCGTTACGTAAATCTCGGCATAGATGTCTTGTGCAATGACACCCATCCAATCCCGCACAACAAAAGAGTTAAGCCCTTGGCTACGAATCAGCTTCAAATCCAGGTAGGTGAGCCGGGCAGTCATTAGATGACCCGCTTGGCGGTAATCCGCATATAGGAAGCGGTTCGCCCCTTCCAGGTGATCGGGTTTCCGAAAACTTCATACATATCCCCACTGTTGACCTGTACACGGTCAGTGTGCCTCACGTCCACAGGACGTAAATAGATATGAATGCTCACCTCAGAGAGTTCTCTGTCGGGATCGCGACTTTCCGACCTATCGATGAAGGCGGCACGTGCCACCGGCAACACAATTGCCGGGGCACTCACAATCCTTTTAGGGGAACTCCAGTCGCGATGCTTACCGAAACCGTCCTCCACGAAGGACGCCCGATAGATATCAATGATGTCATTAAAGACCATCGGAACCCCCAGCGTGAACGGAAACGATTCTTGGCCGGTACAGCCGGAGAACTGCTCTCGCGTCGGACGACAGGCCAAACCGGAACACTGAATAGCGGGTCGAGATTTCGCCGATCTCCTCGGCAATGATTCCCGGATTGCTGTTCATGTTTCTGATCACCTCGGCACAGGCGACAGCCTTAACCTCGGGTGGAATCACAGTGAATTCGGTTCGACAAAAGGATGAAATGAGGGCGGAGACATCCTCAATGATTGCCTCCACCCTCGTTGCCTCTTCGCCCTCAAGAGTGCGAGCCAAGCGAGCCTGAATGTCCTCGACAGTAGCAAGCATTAGCCCACCTCTTTTCTATTACGGAATGACCTTGCCAATGACAACGTGCTCCGGACGCATAACCTTCGCACCGTAGACGTGAAGGCCACGAACGGCGTCGGCGAAGAACTTCTCCGGGCGGTAGTATTCAATCTCAGAGATCTGATCCGCATACGTGGTGGCAATCTGGTGACCGGCAATCATGTGAACCGTAGAAGGCATCACATTGCAGGAAACCACGTTGAAGCCGAGAATCCGGCCAACCTCACCATTCTTAATCGGGGTGTCAGACGCATACCGAGACGCGTCAATGAACCGATTGTCGTTCAGGAGAATGCCGTAAAGGTCCGGGGTGATAATCATGTACCGACCGGACTGCGGCGTATTCGTCTTGTCTAGTTCAACCTTCGCCTGAATGAGCTGCTTATAGACAGCGTCATTGGTGGCGGCAAGGTCAATGTCGATCAGGCGATTACCCGAAGGAACAGCCGCAACCAGCTTGCCAGCAACATAGGCGTCAGCCGCCTCAGCCAGCTTTCGACCGGCCCTTACGGTGCCGTGATCCATAAATTGGGAACCAATTTGCGACTGGACACGGGTGATGTCTTCAACACGGAACCGGAATGCCTTGGACTGCTCAATGATGAAGGTCAGAGAACCCGCAACAGGTTCCTCAGGATCACCAGAGAAACCGACCGTAGGATCATAGTCCTGAGTAGTCGGATCGACCACGGTCGGAATCCGAACCGTGTCACCGGCATTCTGAATGTCACCCTCATAGTCGCGGTTAACGACCAGATTAGAGCCGACAACAAGATTGGCGTCAATCGCCTCAAAGATAGCGGATAGCCAGATTTCTGGAATAAACCTAGCTGACCGCTCGCCAGAATCAAAAATAGTAGCCAAAGTAGGCCCCTCCTAATTATTCAATACCCAACAGGGTGTTTAGTCGTCCCTCACGGCGAGCCTTATTAATCTCTTCGTGAGACATGCTCTTAAGGTCGCTCCGGGAAAGCTGCCCCTTTGAGGTCGTGTGTGGGCCAATGCCGAGACCTTGAGCAAATTTGCTCCCCTCCTTTGAGGGGGCGAGCGTCTTAATTACCTTTGCGATTGCATCGGCATCCGGCTTTCCATCCTTGGAAAGCTTCGCCAGGTTAAGAACCTCAGCGAAATCATCGGGCAAATCTCGGCCAGCCTTAGCGGCTTGAACCTTAAGTTCTGCCTCAACGAGCGCATTGCCAAGCTCACCAAAGGCGGCCTTTCGGCCCTCCTCCTTGGCAAGCTCAATCGCCTTTTCGGCCTCCGACATGGAGGCATCACGAACGGTTTTCAGTTCGTCAGAGACGTTCTTCCAATTCCCTTCGTGCTTTTTTGATAGCGCCTGCCACTTATCCCGCTCTGCAATTAGCGCGGCCACATCAACCGTCTCAGGGTCACTAGCCTTAGGATCTGCACTCGGGTTCGAGGTCGGGTCGTTATCACTCATTCTTTTCACCATTCCATGTCGGCACTAAGAACCCTGTCGGTTATTAGTAGAGGTGTTCTTTGGGGTGTTACTCTTGCCCCCTGTCGGGGCAACAGGATCCGGGAGAGCCTTTTTAGCAATCTCGGCGTTCTTTTCCGCAAGCTCGTAATCTTGCTTACGTAGCTCGGGGAAACGTTCAATCTGCTGTGGCGTGTAACCAATGTCCTGCCATAGCTGTTCGCGGGGAACATCCAGACCGGCGGCCATCTTTACAGCGCCATCAATGAGAGCTGATTGGGATTGGTATTGAGGGTCGGCCCACAGCACTTCGGAAGAGAATGAATCAGCCTTAGCTTCATCGCCCTTCACCTTGAAAGCCAGCCTCATTACGGCTTCCCAGGACTCGCCGAAATACAGCATTCGCTCGGAAGCCTTAGCAACCAATCCGGCCTCAGCCGAGGTAATAGCCTCACCGCTAGGCGGCTGACCGCCACGGCCAATCAGGAAGTAATGGAAGGGGATTCGAGAGATGGCGGCAAGAGCCGCAATGTACGAATCAATCAGCTTCACATAATTGCCCAGGTCCGCGGCCTGGAATTGACCGAAAGCCGTTTGTGGATCCTCGGCAATCAGAATCTTGTCAATGGCAATCTGGAAAGGTGACTTCGGCTTACCGTCCTCGTCCTCCTCGATTTCCAGGCCCGAAATATACCTTTGCGGGTAGGCGGCATATTCGCTCGCAACAATGGCATCCCCGGCAATCTTTGAGATGGCGTCAGCCAACGGGATCACCGGTTCTAGTTCCGAGAACGGTTCAAGCCGGAGGCGGGTTCGATTCATCAGAGGCACAATGGGCACAACACCTAGGGGGTTATCCTCGCGGTTAGCCTCTTCCCACCTAAGCCTGTTGGTTCCAACCTGCTTAGTGGCGACAGACGTCCACACCGCATCGGGGGTCCACAGGGTCGCGTACTCGCGGCCCCAGTCATCCCGGTACCTCTTGAGTCCCGCTTCCACCACACGCCTAGAACCTGGCGCGTACTGCACGTAAAGGTCTGTGGCGCTCTCTGGGGTAATGGTGGGATAGCCCTTGTCGTCAGCCCACACAACGGCGAAAGCGGCCCCTAGGGCCAATGCGTCGATGTGGGTCGCGTTCGCATCCGCGTCCATATTATTTCGCTGCCAGATATCCCAAGCGTCCTTGTCAGCGGAAGGTTCATCCGTCAACCGGAAACCGGTAATCTGTAGTCGCTCCGAAATGGAGTCAACAATCAGGGGGCAAAAGTTAACTTGCCACCCTGCGAATAGATCGCCGAATGCTTCCTTGAATCGTCTCTGGGCGAACGCCAGATTCGTATTCTTGGAGTCGTAATAGTCGGCATACTTAGTAACCGTGGAACGCTGACTGACCAACTTGGAATCAAGGTAATCAATCCATTCCTCTGGAGTCTCGGGCGGGGAGCCCTGTTGTTGAGCCAAGGACCCTCCTAGAATCCGTAAACGCGCGAGTTGCGCTTTCTCATTCGTCCGTCCGCAATAGCGTCCCCACGGGCCTCATAGGCGAGTACGGCAGCAACGGCAACGTCAATCTTCTTTTTGCTTCGGGGCGTTTCCTTGCGGATCAGAATTCCGCTACGCACCTTGCGTTTACGGGCATTCATCACATGCCTAGTGACGGTCGCATTCCCGTCATGCAAAAGCTGTCGAGTACCTACAGCGGTGTGAAAACGCTCAATGGCTTGAGCCATCCGCATTTCCTTATTGGTCCAGAACTCGAATACCCTTTTGTCTCCGAATTCAACAGACCACTTACCGACAATGTCTTGCCAATAGGCGGGGTCACAGTAAACCCACTCGACCTTGTACAGCTTGTGTGCTTCCGCCATGCAGGCGTCAACCTCTAAGACATCGACCTCCCATTCCTCGTCAAGCCCAGGATTCTCCCAAACTCCAATAAGGAAAAGCTTTCCGTCTCTGAGGCGGCATCCGATAATTGCTGTAGAGTCGTCACGGATAGATCCATCAAAGCCGATTGCGATTTGGTCGCCTGGCTTGATTGGGTCGTCATCGTCTCGGCAGGCGTGCCATGTTTCACGGTCAATCCATTGGTCAGAACCCGCAACAACCTGATTCAGGAAATAGCGCCTGGCATCCTCTTCATAGGTGGCAGGATTGCGAACCTCTTTGATGATTCGGTCAATATCCATCACCTTGGCGAAAGACCCATACACGTAAACCAGAGCCTTTTTGAGCTCGGCGTCATTGTGAATGGACACCCATGGGCCTTCACGGTGGTCCATGATGACGCCCTGATCCTTAATCAACCCTTCCGAGACCTGACGAAAATATTCGTGGGTCGTCTCGGCGACAGAGGATTCACCAGGGGCATACATAGTCGAAGTCTCAAGACTCCAAGGCTCTGCGGCCTTTCTCTTAACGAGATTCCTTCGAACCGTGTTATAGGTGCGCTTCAATTCCGGAGTAAGCCACAAATGGGTTTCGTCGTAACAAACCCAGGTTTCTTTGCCGCCATCCTTAGATGCCGCAGTGGCGGTAGACGGGGTAATCTCTCCACCGTCGGGAAGAATGATTCTCGTCAATCCAGGATCAATGCCGGGAGTAGAGGCCAAAGGGCCATGCTCGAAATTGAAGCGAACAACGTCATAAACGTTTCCGGCCTGATTTTCTTCGGTCGCCATAATCCTGATATAGGGAACCGTGACGGCCTTTCCTACTGGCGACCCATCCTCATCCCAGTAGTCAAAACGGGCCGGTCCTAGGGCCTCGGCGCACGCTATGAACCCGCCCAGTTCGCTCTTAGCTCGCCCCTTGGGGCGACTGAGAAACGCTTGGTTGACGATCCTCTTGCCGTCCCTGTCGAGTGCGTAGCAGTCCACGATGAAACGGGCGAACTCGACATCTCGCCAGCCGTTAGCGTCGGGCGTCAGCAGGTGGATCTCTTCGCCCTGGACGTCCCCAGGACCGTGTACGCACCACTCCTCTATCCAGAGACACAGGGACCACCCCAAAGACCTCTCAGGGGCTCTCCAGGAGCCGTCAGGAAGGTATGGCATGAGTGGCCTCTCTCTTGTTACAGTCGGTCGCATGAGGACTACGGAAGCGGAAATGCTCGCGCTGCTCACGCGGGTAGAGGAGAGGCTCGTCAAGAAGCTGCGAGAGGAGGGGGGGGGCCGGACCTACAGAATGCATATGCCCCTAGTGGGACCGCCATTTATGACGGTGACCGATTTCACTGGAAAGAGGTGGTTCAAGGTGGAAGTCAATTGCGTCGGGGAATTCCTCCTCAGGGGGACCTATACTCCCGAAGGGAGGACTAGCGGCCCCATCCTGGAATTCGGAATCACCACGGTTACGGGAATCGTTAACAAGATCCTCGCGCAATAAGCTCCCCGTTGAGGATTCGAACCTCAATAGCTGGGACCAAAACCCAGCGTCTTGCCGATTAGACGAACGGGAATAGGGTTCTGCCTCTGGCGGAGCCCTTTTCTCGTTTACGAGAGCCAGATAAGCACGTGCGGTGTGTTGCCCCCTTACACCATGGGGGCTGTCGGCCCCAGCCGGATTCGAACCGGCACTCTCCACACTCGTACCTATCGGGAGATTCGAACTCCCACTAAATGCGTTCTAAGCGCATTGCCTCTACCGTTGGGCTAGATAGGCGTGCGGAATACAGGAATCGAACCTGTGACCCCTGTTCCCAAAACAGGCGTTATACCACTTTACTAATTCCACGGGGTGACCGAAGGGACTCGAACCCTCGACTACCGGCATCACAACCCGGCGTTCTGCCGCTGAACTACGGTCACAGCGATGCGAAGGGATTCGCGCTTTTCGCGCCTCTTGGCCTTGC